AGACTACGCAGTTATCTTAATCCTTATATCAAAGGTCCGACATGCGACGCTGTTTTAAACGCACTCGCTACTTCTTCAGCCTATCTTGTAAATTCCGTACAAGCGGTAAATGATTCGCTCTATATTGCAACCGCCCAAGGTCAATATTTGGACTTAGCCTTAGCCAATTACGGAATTACTAGAGACCCAACTATTGGTTTGTCAGATGATGTCTTTCGTACTATAGGAATCCAAGTCAAGAATAGAAAACAAGTCAGAGATCTAATCAACAATATCCTAGACGCTGTATTTGGAGACCTGTTCGTTAAGGCCAGTAGTTCTGCACAAACATTCGAACCATACGCTCTTCAAGATGGCGACACCCTGATCATTAATTTCGATGGTACAACTACTAATACTATTATATTTTCTGCCTCCCAATTCACAAATATTGCCGCTGCTACCGCACAAGAAGTCGCTAACGCAATTTCTATCGGACTGAGCAATTTGAATGTATCTGGAAGTGCAATCGTCAACAATAATGGTAATGGAAATTATGTCGAATTAGTTTCAGATACTATCGGCGCATCTTCTTCAGTTACCGTCCTAGGTGGGAGAGCCGAAAACGTTCTATTATTTCCATCTGCAGTAGCCGCTGGCGGCAATTTCTCCACTCAGTGGACTATTTCTTTTCAATCGGGTGGACTCTTAAGATTCACTTGGACTGGCGGAGCAAATCCAGATCTTGGTGTAGTCGAACCGATGCAATATGTCAATATTTACGGAGGAGGATTCGCTTCTTCCGGATTAGAAGGCTCGTTTCCTATAGTTTCCTCTCAAGGTGGAGCTGTAAACGTCGCATACTTTCAAATCAGTAATCCTACTGGATCTACGGGGATTATTGTTCAAGGAACGGATACAGCTATCCTATTTTATACTCCTACTCGTGAAACTATTTTGAGTAAACAGTACTATGCTGCCGTGTACCAAACACAATCGAATATTCTACAGATCTTCATGCCAGCAGTAACACAGGTAATCAAGAGAAGTCGAATTGGATCGGCGCATTTACATGGAGTCACTGAAACTCCCGTATCACAATTTGTAATTCCTGCGGCAAGTAGCTTTCCTGCTTCTGGTGCTGGCGAATATTACCTTATTGATGATCAAGGCCCTACATTTCAATATTACTTTTGGTTTAATGTTGATGGTGGAAATACAGATCCTGCACCTGCAGGATTCATTGGGGTCGAGATCGATGTTAGTAGTGGGGATTCCGCTCCAACCGTTGCAAATGAAGTCTATACGGCATTAATGTCTGCAATTCCACTGCTTACCTATACTATCAGTGACAATATCATTACTTTGACGAATGTGACGGCATCTACTGTAGCCGATAGTGGCCCATCATTACCCACGACACTTGGTCCATACATCTTCGACACATCTCAGGGATTCGTCGTTAGTGGTCCGAGTACTACACTTACCGAAGACGTAAATGGTGAAACGAGTCGAGTAATTACAGTTGCTAGTAGCGAGGGATTCCCAAATACGAGCGGATATATCGTGATCGGATATGGAACTGAGAGTCAGGAAGTTGTTCCTTATATCGCAGTTCCTTCCAACGGAACAATTCTTATCTCGCCAGCTTATTTTATCCAGCAAGACCATCCGATCGGCTCTTCAGTACTATTCGTGAGCCAAAAGTCTCCAATCGTCTTGCCCACTGACGGTTCCTATTACCAGCCTTATTTAACAGACACTGCAAGTGGCAGAGTCTATGCACAGAACCTGATAAATACCATAGCTGCGGCTGGAATTACCGTCATATACGTTGTGCTTTATCCCAATGATATCGGGTTGGGTAAATGGGGTACCCAATATTCGGAGGTTGCAACTGTTTATGGACCATGATATATTAACAATATGTATATTTATTTAATAACCAATAAAATTAATGGAAAAAGATACGTAGGACAAACTATAGTATTTGTATCCGCTAGATGGTACAGCCACAAATACTCGGCACTAAAAGGAAAATACGAATGGCCCCTACATAGGGCCATTCGTAAGTACGGAAAAGACAATTTTGAAATCAAGGTATTATCTAGATGTATTTCTACAAAAGAACTCGACCATAGAGAGACCTACTACATTAAAATTCTTAACACCTTATCTCCAAATGGATACAATGCCCAGACAGGCGGCCATTCTAACCATACGGTATCAGAAGAAACTAAATACAAGCAATCTGAAGCGACTAAAGGTGAAAACAATCCTAGATTTGGAAAAAAGAATTCACCAGAGCATAGAGCCAATATATCTAAATCTAAAAGGGGTAGACCTGGACACTCTATGTCTGAAGAGGGTAAACGTAAAATATCAAAAGCTAATACTGGAAAACGTCCAGCGTTAGGATACAGGCACACTGAAGATGCAAAAAAACAGATCTCCAAATCTAAAGACGAAGTGAAAGTAAGTATTTTTTGCGTAACTAACAATACTACATACGAATCTATATCGGTAGCCTCAAAAACTTTAGGCGTCGATAGATGTAAAATTAAAGATGTCATTCGTGGTAAAAGAAATCACACAAAGGGCTTCGTTTTTAAGAAAGTATAATTTATGGCTCAACCAATTGTAATTTCAGGTTCCCTGATCCGCCTATACGTAAACAATAGAATTTATTCACCGGTTCAATCCATTTCTATGGAAAATGAAACGGGCGAGTCAAGTTTGTACGGAATAAACAGTCCATACCCTCAAGAAATAATGGGCGGTGGACAGAATAGCGTAAAGGGTTCAGTTAAATTGGTTCGTACTAAGAATTCTGGTGGCATCGCCGCTGTCAATCTGCGCCCTCTTTTTTCAGATCTAGCCGCTTCGAACTACGTTTCACTAAGATTAGAGGACAGATCCACAGGAGAAACATTATGGAGTATCCCGAAATGCAAAATTTCTAATTTGAGCGAAAGTGCCGCAGCACGCGGACTATATTCAATCTCGTTCAATTTTATCGGAATGATTATTTATGGGCCTTTGGATTTATCTTAACTTTTACCAAATATGTTTTGTTTAACCAACCATTTGTGAGAAAATGGGATTCCTTTTTCATCTAACTCTACCCTAACTATGCCGCATTCTTTCCAGCATGTACTTTTATTTATTTTCAATTGTTCCACACTACCATATATATCGGCACAATTTTGCTCAAACTCATGCTGCCAATCAATTCCGCACATGTACACTGTCTTTCTCTTAGAAGACAGCCGATGCTCCTTAAGGACTCTAGCAACCAATTTCATCTCTTCTACAGTCAAACCGTTTCCCTTTATTCTATTGCATTCCCAACAACAAGAAACTGAATTATCTTTAGTATACCCCTTTTCTGAACAAAGGCGGTCAATCCCACTACCTCTGGTTGTAAAGACAGTATGACAGTAAAAACAAGGCATTAAAGCTATTTCTGAAAATTCTTCAAAAGTCAAATCCATATTCCTGTCTTTCTTTTTTGCTTGACTTTTAAGTTCAGTATATCTTCTTACAGGGTCAACTCTCTGATTGGTCCTACTAATTAATAGGTTGTAATGTTTCCTACAGAGATTTTTTGCATTAACACCACTTTTACAACCTTCCACTACACATATTTTTCCTTTAGATAGGTTGCTTTTATGTTTATTCAGATCGTAACATTTTTTACAATACCCTTTAGCATAATGTTTTTCGCTTGAACAGGTAGAACAATTCTTATTCATTTTTTACACAACTCATTTTATATTTAAAATCATTTGGAATTTTTCTCTGAACTAATCTAACGTATTTTAAATTCATTGGATAGCCCGGTTGACGCTTACTTTCATTATAACTTCCCGCATTGTAAGCGGCTGTAAGCACACACCAATCATCTTCGCCATATCTTGACTGTTCATAGGCTAGATAGAGGGCAGAATATTTAGCATTTACTTTTGGATTCATAAGTTCTTCTGAATTACCTTGAAAACCTACTTGACGAGCTGAATCTTCCTTCAATTGACATATACCGTAGGAAGGACTTCCGTGATCATGGGGAGCGTAATTCATGGTAAAATCATTTGATTCATGAGAACAGATTGCCAACAATAAAATCCCTGATACTTTGGCTAATTTGG